TTTTTTTATGTAAGCGATAAGTATTATTGTAACAGAAGGATGTTCGCAGACGATATTAATAATGACTTTGCAACACTTCTGTGTTAGCTATTTACAACAAGGCCTGGCCACACCCTCTGTTACACTTATAGACTTACATCTTCAAGTCCGGCTGCTCTCAGCTTCACAATATTATTAATCTGAAACTGTTTAGCGTCTAGAGCTTTAGTTAGCCCTATAAACTTATTTCTAAGCAATGCGAACTCGTTGATCAAGTGTTGTTGGTCAACAACATCTGGATCTCCATCAACATACTTTTCAGCATCTCTGCTCGTGAGTTGACGGTTGTAGTGTTCCAGAAACTTACGGAATTTTTCACTACGTAGTTTTCTTAATTCAATATTAAGAAACTCAAGTATGCTTTCAATTTCCTGTAATTGGTTAAAACGTTGTTCTACAATACCCGGCATATCACGACTGTGTTTTTCAACACTGCCAAACAAACCGGTTTGTTTTCTAGCATCTGCTAACTCTGCTTCATAATAATCGATTGCAGGTACAATGTTTGCTAAATTTTCTTTTACACGTAATAACCAATTGGTCATTTACTTACCACTCAATTTCTTCTTCGTAATCATCAAAATCATCTTCTACTGCATATTCTTTCAATGCACGATCCAATGTACTGCAAAATCCAAATAATTCACTTGCACACTCTTCTAGATCTAAGATAGCATTGTCCTGCACAGTAGTCAAGAAATGTTCTGCAGCAGCGAACCTGTCTTTTTGGGGGATGTAATTTTTTACACTCCCCCATAGTTCAGCTACACTAACTGCTTCGTTAGTTGATATTTTCATCTATTTCCTCATTAGTGGTTGAATTTTCATCAAGGCTATTTAGTTCTTCTTCACTAATATCATGATTTACTTCTCCGCTAACTTGGATTTCGTTGTAGTCTCGCATAATTTTATCGAGGCATTCTTCTTCATTACGTTCCCATGCTTTGCGGAATTGTGTAGTAACTTCACCTGTAACATGACTAGTATATTCTAAACGATTGCCGGTCTTTTTAAGCAACCCTGCTCGTTCAAAAAAGTCTACTAGACCACTGTATGGACTCATGCCTGTTTCGTAAGGGATTTCCACTTGTACACTCTCAAAAGGTTTCGCATACCTGGTTTTCATAATCTTACATGCGGCTCGAATGCCATGAACATCACTTGTTTTGTTGCCATCTGCGTCAACTTTAAGTTTAAGTTTTCTCATCGCTATAACAATACTTGATGCATAAATGAAGCCTTGACCTCCTGAAATCTTGTCATCTGGGTCGAACATATCTTGACTTGCATATGTGTGATTTGTTGCTACTAATCCTACGTTATAATCACCAAACATGTTAACGCAATTGCGCACAAGTGCTGACAGTGCTTTGGGCTTACGACCCATATCACCTTTAAGGTCGCCTTTTTCAAACTGTGCGACATCTGTAGGTGTTAGCATCATACCCAAACTGTCAATTACAAACAATACTTTTGGACGTTCAGTCGTGTCTTTGTCTGCATATTCTTTTTTGTAGTCTGCCATAAAGTCATTAATAACTTTAGCGGCATCGTCAATCATTGCCATGTTAAGTTTTAGCAATTTATCTTCTTCTGTACTAACATCTAGTGCGTGTAGCCATTTTTCATCCAGGGCATTTTCACTGTCAATAAGCACGACAAAGATACCTTGATCTTGTGCATTTTTAACAATGTTACCTGCCGCAATATATGATTTGCCAGCACCACTTTCACCTGCTAATACAGTTACTTTTCCAAGTGGAACACCTTTATAAAAGTCTCCACTAATTAATTTGTTCAGGCAATAGTTACCAGTTGAGACCCATGTATCTGGATCACGGAAACCGATACTCATTCCTGGAACACTCTTCGTAATACTTTTACGGAATTTACTTACATCAAATGGTCTTGCCATGTAGTTTTCTCCTGTTGTTTAAAAAGTGTGGGGGAATAAATCCCCCACAAAGCCGGATATTATTCGCCTTTACGGGCACGGATAGCGGCAAGAATATCTTGCGCACTAGCTTTGCCTGCATCAGCTTCCGGTGCCGCTGGTGCTGGCGCCGGTGTTGACTCTGCAACTGGCTCTGGCGTTGGTGCCGCGGCCGGTGCTGGCTGTGCTACAGGAGTACTGGGAGTAGCATTTGATGTCAGTCCATCCAAGTTTACACCTGCTGGACGATAGAAGTTGCCAAAACGTGCTGGATCATAAAGCTGACCATCAACACTTGCTTCAAACATTTCAAAGATTACATTAACCTCATCAGCGTTTGGCTTTTTAGGCATGAAGTCGTTTAAGTTGTGCAAACCATGAGTTGCAACAGCATTACGTTCATCTTCAGTCAAGCCACGTTCACGACGGGCCCAGTTGGAGGTTGAGTAATCTGCATACTGACCTTTTTGTGTCTTAGTAAGACGGAAGTCAGTACCTTGCTCATAGTCTGTGGGAATTTCTGGAAAGTCTGGATCCATCAACGCCTGCTTGATAATATTAAAAATGCTAGGATTAATAATAAATCTGCGGATTGGGTTTTCAGGAACAGTGTCTTCCTGTAGAGGACTATCTACAACAAACCCCTGAAATAAGTAACTACGCTTTTTCCAATACTTGCGAGCCATATCTTCCATGCTTGGATCTTTAAACCAAGGACGGATCTCTGCATGAATTGGGCAAGTATCGCCCCACATTTCCATACATGGAACAGTTACAGTTACGGGTTTGTGTTCATCTCCGCCAGCAACGCCACTGAAAGGAATACGAATCATTTGACGCTCACGCCAAAAGTAAGTATTTGTGTCATCACCATCTGGGAGGAAACGTAAAGTAGCGGATTGACCTTCTGGAATATTCCAGAATGCATAAATTGCATTATCTCCGCCGTAATTGGATGCGCCTTTACCTGCGCCTTTATTTTCTTGTTCGAGCAGTTTTGCTCTGATTTCTGCCAAAGATGCCATAATTTTTCTCCTATATTAGCCTTTGTATGCCTAAGTTTGTTTGCCTAGTGTAGTCACAACACTTATGCATTGTGTCTACTATATATTATTTAGTCTTAAAAGTCAAGTACTTATAGTAAAAATAATTCTGGATCGTATTTACTAAAAGATTCCTCAATTTTTTCAACTGTAGTCGCTGTTGCATCTACTGATGCTTCCTTAGGATTCTTAACTTTAGCACTCTTTTTCATATATGTCAAGAGTTTTGCAGCAGTTAATTGTGCCTTAGGTTCCATGTCATGGATATCAACACCTAGCTGACTAAGCATGTTGCTGATTTCATCATCCACTACATAATTGGAAAGAAATCCTGAGAACGCACCAAGTTTGGCAACATCATTTGTATAACGTCTGTTCTCAGGATTATCAGGATCGTTAGGGTCAAGTGGCTTACGTAGTGTAATCTCTCCACCCTTTGTGACTTTGTCAATAAGGGCTCGTAGTCTAGCGACACGGTCCTTATCAGTTGCTATTTCTTTCACTATACGGGCAACGTGCGGTAATGCATCGGCGACATTTTCGTCAAAATTACGTACAGTGAACTGATCCCTGAGGCTGTCAAGACCTTCTTCTTCTAGTGGGATCGTCTTTGTTTCAAAATTTTCACTGTATACTTTATAGCCTTTAGTGCCACCTAGTGATTTGAATTCTTTTTTAATTTTATCTAGTCGATTGCTAACGCCTTCAACTACTTCTGCTGTATCTTCACTGACTAGTGAATTCTTTTTGGCATAGTTACGGAATTTTTGTAACTGTGCAAATTCTTCTGATAATGAAATAATGTGTGCGCCTAGTTCATCATAAGGGTTACCACCTTCTTTGATATGACGTAGCATTGCACGAGCTGCACTCAAGTTATTAACTGGAAACTTGTAACGCTCGCCTTCAGCATTTTCAATAAACAAACTGTGGATGTTGCGGCTTCTACTGCCACGAACTTCTTCGTCAACATGTTTTTTATGTTTGATAATAAGTCGTGCATTTTCCAATGCCTGGTAGCTGCTCTTGCTACTTCCATATGGTTTGCTAAAACTTTCTTGTACTGTCATTTCACTATCCTTTTTTGCCTGGTAAGCAAAATCCTTTGGTTCAATATCTTTGCCAAAAGTTCTCAGCGTATATTCTACAATATTTCTATTTGCCAAATTACGTAAATTGTCTAGTAATTTTCTAATACTGTCTACATCTGTACTTTTGCCAAGGTTAACTTTTAACTCATATTTTTCATCATTAGATTCTAGATTAACCATAATTTTATTTTCGCCATTGTAAAAGCGTTTTGCTTCCAATGGATCAACAGTGCTTTTGCCGTCATTAGTAAACAACTCAAGAGTAAGTCCATGCCCTTTGAGCACTTTAAAAATTTGTTCACCTAGTTTATCTATATTAATTGCCATACACTTATTTATGCTTTTAATTTAGATCAAGCCGATTGGCATAGGGGCAAGATATTCTTCATCGTTAAAACTATCACGCATATCTTCAAATGTGTTTTCATCATATGCTGCTATCACCATTGTCATACGGACTACCAGCATAGTAGCCATTACCAAATCATCTGTTTCACCGTCTTTTGCCGCATAACTGGCACCACGTGCTACAAATGTTTTAATTTCTCTCAATAATGCTTTGCTTTTGATTTTTAATTTACTGCTTTCCACCCATTGCTTGAATTTAGCACAGGCTGTTAATTTACTACGGTTAGTGGTATTAAAACCGCGGCGGAATGTTCTT